TGGAAAACAACAAGCAGACGCTTTAATTACTGCTGCTACAATTTATAATAACGGAACATTTACTAAAGACGGTGGAGATTTTCGTCCACAAAAATATTATTTAACAGCTCAAACTCCAAAAATGAGAGAAGCGTTAAAACAAGCCTCAACTGATTTACTTAGATTGAGATTAATGGCTTTAACATTACCAGGAACTCCAAGAGCTGATTTAGATAAAATTGCAGATGGAATAGAAAGATCTATCGACGAACACTTTAAAAGCACAACTCCAGATCCGCAGTATTTATTGTTATTAGAAGGAGGGCCAATGACAGAGGAAAGTTATGAAGAGTCTACCTTAAAACAAATGAAAAAAGCTAGAGAATAGTTTCTTTTATTATTCTAATCACTTCTAAGCAGTCTTTCTGGTTTCTTGGCATAAGTAACACTGGATTTATACTATTAAGCGTTAGATAGCGTTTAAACAACTTCCATACCATTGGAAACCTTTCGTTTGGATTTCCCTTACACTCAATTATGAATCTAGGAGGATCTTGTGCGTCTACAAAGTCAGGAGTGTATGTTATGGGTAATATTTTTTTAAACCCTTTATCGTGTAGGTATTTTTTCTTTGGCGTTTTTTCATAAGAAGAAAAAGGCAACTCAAATCCGTCAATGATTGTGAACTTGTGTGATTCGTATCCAGCTTTTATTTTGTGAGCCTTCAAAAGTAAATACATGTGTGACTCCAACTTAGACTGAAATTGTATTCCATCAATCTTAGTTTTCTTGTGTCTTGTTATTTGTCTGTTCTTTTTTTTATATCTATTCATCTACGTCCTCTAAATATAGGTAATAAAGATCAGATAACTCAGGCATTTTCCATAAAGCTTCTGTAACGCTTTTAGCATATACATTTATATTAGCATATTCCTTTTGTAAAACACCCTTTTTCATTTCTTCTGAAAGTACAGGAACATACTTTTTAATATCATTTATTCCAGACCAATAAAGAACACTATTTACATTTTGATCTATCTCTTCTTTTCTAATTAAATATTCAATAGCCATTTTGTTATTTACATTTAATTCTTTAGAGGCTAGAAAAACATAAGTATCCATAAATGTTAAAACTTCTACACCTTCTTCTTCTGATATTTTTACATATATAAAAGAGTCTTTTAAACGTTCTTTGACGTTTATTTTTTTTAGAATTTTTCTTATTGCCTGTAGCTCCTCTTTTTTAGGATCTTTATTTATAAAGATTTTTCTTTTAAAGTTCATAATATAAATTTATGAAAAAACCCCCAAAAAAATTGAGGGTTCTTAGGGATGAAAACTAAAACAATGATATTGGGATATATCGTTACAAATATAAGTATTTTATTCTTTATATGGGTTTTCATCAAACCCGTATTCGTAATTAATTGTTAACACTAATAAGTGTATTTTCCAAGTATACCAATTTTCTTTTTCTGTAGGGTCGTAGTATTCAAAACCAAGTATTAAACCTTCATGTGGCCACCTGAAAACTAAAGATAACATTGTCCATTCCATTCTAAAAAAGATGTGTTAATCTCGCTACTTGTCCATGATCTGGGTGATGTAAAAACCCTTCTATAGCTTTTGGCGCGTGTTGATAACCATTTCTATGATGCCAAGAATCTGCAGAGCTTGGACTTCTTAAAGACTCTACTGTTACACCGGCAAAGTCTTTTGAGTTTTTGTGGTGAACATGATGAGTGTAAACGTATCTATATTTGCATTTGGACCAATTGTTTTTTGATTCAACTGCCATAAGTAAAGGAAGGTCTTGTGTCTTTGCTCCATCACCATGCGTTGTTCCTATTAGATTACTTCCATAGGCATAATATTTTCTATGTGAAATACTTACATCAAAACTTACTTGTGGTGATCTTCTAAACCAACTTCTTATAACATCAGCCAAAAAGAATCCGTTAGTATAATCGTGGTTTGAAGGATTGTATGTTACGTGAAGATCTGCCACAGACATTAACATTTCTATAACTTCTATATAAAGTTTTTTAGCTTTTAAAAAGTTATCATACCACATTCCGTCTGTGTCTTGTGGAGTTCCTGATGTTGTTTGTCTTTTAGGCGTGTCAATATGTAATATATCATTACCAATAATTAAAAGAACTTTGTCTATAGTATACCCAGAAGACTTGTCTAATATACCTTGAACTCCCTCTTTAACTCTTTTAACAGCTATTTCTGCATTATAATCTTCTCCTGTTTCAAATGAATCGCTAAGTTTACCTATGTGAACATCAGCAGGATCAATGACTAATAAATGTGCGTTTTTAGATTTTTTTCTAACTATTTTTGGATAATTTGGAGAATGTTTATCCATCATGTCCATTATGTCTTGTGACACATCATGATAAGATATTGTTTCGGGTCTTACTTGTACTGAATACTCTTTTGTTTTGTCCCAATACTGACGTACATTTTCAAAATTAATCCCTCTTTCTTGACAGTACTTGTATACTCCAAAGTGTTTTATTTTGTTTAATTCTAGTTGTTGATTTCCAGAAAGCCAAATTCTGAACTTATTTCTTCCCTTTTCTGAAGGCCTTGGCGGTATCCCTAAAGCTTCTGCTTCACTTTTGTTTATCCAAATTCTTTTTTTACCTGTCATGCTTCCATGCGTTTTTTAATTTCTTTTAAATCGAATATTAAAGAGTTAACAGTTTCTTTACACTCTTCAAATTCGCCGTCAGAGATTTCTTCAAATGCATTATTAAGTTTATCATGCATGTGATTGAAGGTTTTTATAAGATATTTTTCTCTGTATTCTAAAGGCATTTTATTTTATAGTTATCATAAATACTGCTTTAGGTTTGGTCTAAAATATTCAGACCCTTTCATCACTTTTCCATCGTGTCTTTTTAAAACTTTCCCGTTTTCTAATTTGCTCATATTTGATTTATGAACTTCAAAAAACATGTCTAAAAATTGTTTATCAATTCCGTGTTTAACTATAAACCCAGACAATACATAGAACATATCTACAATACTATCACAGATTTCCACCAAATCTTCTTTTTTACAAGCTTCAATGTATTCGTCTAGTTCTTCTTTTAAAAGATTGTAATTGAGTTTGTATTGATCTTTTTCTACTAAACAAGGAGTTTTTGAAATTGGCAGTCCAAAAGAATTATTAAATTCTTTTAAAGACTTAATAATTGATTCTTCGTTATTAAAAGTAGCCATTTCTAATTATTTATATGGAAAATTAGTGATTTTTTTGTTAATAATCAAGCTGTTATTAAAAATTTGTCTTAATTTCTTAATGTCAACGTATGAAGCTGTTGATTTATCAAGTAAGTGAATTAGTTGATGTATTAAGCCTTCATCAGAAAGTATTTTATTTGTGGGTAAGTTTTTTACCCAACAAACATAACAAGCAAAATGTAACGCAAGCTTTATGTTTTTAACAAACTCTTCGTCGTCCATGATTGTGAACGATTTATATTGTCTTTTCAAAGAATCAGTATCAAGCATGTACGTCTTGTTTTTTACTTTGTATTCTTGTTGCCAACTCGATATAAAGATCCCTGGCTTTTTGTTGTAATTTTTTTTGATCATTGATTGCGTTATATAATTCTTTACCTTTTTTCTTTCTTCCTTTAAAATTTATCTCTATGATTAAGTGTGTTTTATTTTGTATGACAGGATAAATTGTAATCCCGTTATCAATACACACTTTTATTGCTTCATGTATTTCCATTAGATTTCTAATTTATTTATTGTTTCAAAGTCTATATCTAACATTTGTTTGATTTTAAACTTATTGTCATTGTCTATCCAACAACTATTGTCCCACTCAGGAATACCTTCTTTAATCTTTGTATACCTTCCGTTATTTACATCCCAACAATAATTAGTGTGTGCTTGATTTTCTCCTAAGTTTGCAAACTTTACTTTTAACACCTTTACTTTAACTGTACCATCTTCATAATTTCTATGAACTAATATTCCGTGTGGACTCATATCATAAAACTCTCCTCCACCTTTAACACTATAAAACGTAGGCTCTAAAAGTTTACCATTATCGCTTTGTGGTTTTGTTGGGTGTGCAACTAAAATACAAATGACATCATTCTTTTTACAAAAACTATCAATCTTGTTTAAATAAATGTTTGTATAATCGTTTATAGATGCGTTAAGGTTTTCTTTGTCTCTTACTTTATTGTATGGGTCTATAACCAAACATCTTATTCCCATCCTTTTTACAAGTTCTTCTCCTTTTTTTAATACTTTGTCAAGATCAAAGCCGTCTTCATAATCTATAAAGAAAAAGTTTTTGTTTACATGCTCTAAACATTTTTTCCACTTTAAACTTTGTGTTTCTTTGTAATCAGGAGTTTGTCCATATACTTTTCTAACCAACTTATCTACGTGTAAATATTGAGGATAGTTTTCTGTAGATGCGTATGCTGTTTTCCAACCATGCATTAGATTATAACCTATAGTCATTTGATCTACAAAGTCTGATTTACCACTACTAGGAAATCCTGTAACAACAATAAACTGTTTAGTGTATGTTGAAAATATATTATCAAATTCATCTAAACCTATTGTGTACCCATTTTTTACGCCATTTTTATAAAAATCATCTAATTCTTTATGCATATCAGACACTCTTAGTACATTTTCTATAGGGCATGGTATAGCGTTTGTAATAGTGTCTTTTAATTCTTTTTTGCCATACTTTAACAAATAATCATTAGCGTCTTTACAATCTTTGAAATCACATAAAAATACTTTGTCAGACCCAAATCTTCTTATAAGTTCTTTTTTGCCATTATCTCCTGCTTCATCATTATCAACAGCTATGTATATTTTTTCTTTATTTTCAAAATAAGAGTAGAAATCATTTAAATAATCCATGTTAATTTGACCTGTAGCAGTAAATCCATTTGGAACACTTATTACTGGGTCAATACCAGCTTCTTTAAAAGACAAACAATCTATTTCTCCCTCTACTATTACACACCAATCAGATTCTTTTATAGAATCTATGTTATAAAATGTTTTTTGCGCACCTTTAAAAAGTTTAAAGTTTTTTAATCCATCTCTGTATTTTATATTTATCAATTTATTATCTACATAATAGTTGAACATTATTACATTGACTTCTTTCTGAATTTGTGGCATATATTCTTTTCCATTACTAACCCTAAGTGAATTTAAAGTTGTTCTGGATATGCCTCTAGAATCAAACCATTTATATATTTTTTCTTCAATAGGGTTGAGTTTTTCTAAAGGTATTTCGTATGATTGTGAATAATTATCTGAATTTTTGTAGCTATGAAGTTGTAATATTTCTCCACAATGTTGACAGGTTCCCAAACCCCTGTCCCAATCTATCATCAAACATTTCTGTGTTTTTTTAGTTCTTTCGCTTGAACATTTTGGACATGTAGATTTTTTTGCTTTTGTATCTAGATTGTAAATGTTAAACTCTTCTATTTCGTAACCATTAATTTCCATTTTCTATTATTTTAAATTCAAATCCCTGTTTATCAAATTTCGCTTTATCTTTATTTAAATCTACTAAACTCCCATGTTTAATAGCTTGACCTTTCCACTTCCAACTAAAACCTTTGTTGGATTCTTTTATCACATCATCTTTGTTGTATCTAAGCCAATTAATAAAATGCGTTTTGTAATTCTTCATGTTAAACTTATAATCTTCTGTCATGTTTAAGTGTTTGTTAAACTTTTCTAAAGATTTTAAGACAACTATTTTAGACAAACTATAATTCATACAAACAGATTCAAGCCACATATTGTCTGTACAAGAAGTTTCAAAGAAAGTATTATTATTATTATTTTCTTTCTTTATTCCTTTCTTATTTATGTTTGTCGTTTGCTTGTCGTTTGCTTGTCTTTTGTTTGTCTTTTTTACTGATTCCTTTTGCTCTTTCACTTGATAACTTCCATAGTTACAGATAGTTATCTTAGTGTATTTGTTTGTCGTTTGCATGTCTATTTCCCCTGTTTTCTTTAACCTGGACAAGCATGTTCTAACTTGTCTTACAGAAAGCCCGAGGTCATTAGATAGTCTTGTTGTGGAGGTTATGTAGTCTCCTCTTTTTACAGATTTTCCCATAAATCTGCAACTATCGTAACAGGCATTTAGCAATAAGTGTATGAATAATATTTTTGTGTTAGTGTCTTTATACCACTCCCACTCCAGTATTGTCCTGTGTAGTTTGATGTATCCCTTCATCTTTAATTGTGTTTATAAAATCTATACATTTTAAAATATTTTCTTCGTTTCTATTATGATAAGCTTTCCCAATAAAGTCATGTATTAACTCTATAAACCTATCATCTTCTTCTTCAAAAACGACGTCTATTATTTCATTAATTTGTTTCTGTTTTTTCTTAGCCTTAAAAGCTTCGTTATCTACCACTTTTAACACTTTTTCTTCTATTTCACCGACACTAATTCTAAATTTTTTATCAAATTGAATTAAAGACGCAATCTTTTTCTTACTATGTAACACTGAAGCATGATCGTGATGTCTTTTCCTTCCCATTAATTTTGAATACATGCCTATGTCACTTAATGTTTCTCTTGTGTATTTAGTACACATATATTGAAACACCGAACGTATGTCTGACACATCTTGCTTTCTACTGTTTTGAAACATATATGCAGGTTTCACATGATTGTGATCAGCAACTATAGCCGCTATTCTGTCTACTACTTTTTTATTTTTCATAATGTTTTGTTAAAATTAATTTAATAGAGGGCATAGACTGGTTGTTTTTTATCTATGCTTTAGTCCAGTAAACCTCTTATCAAACTAGAACGGCAAGTCGCTTCCTAAATCTTCTTGTTTTGAAGCTGGATTGTTGTTCTGACCATCATCTTTCTGACCTTTCACGATATTTCCGTCAGTCCATATTACAGAACCATTACCTAAGTATTGTCTTGTTTCTTTCTTTTCTCTTTCTTCTTTAGATTGTTGAATGTAGATTGAAACATTTTTTCCAAACCTTGAAATATCATCAACTGATATTGTTACAGGTATGTACTTGTCTTTTTCTCCGGTAATTATTTTCTTAGGATCAATTTTCTTGAGTTCAGAAGCCTTGATCGAGGCTGAAATTAAACTTCCCATAAATTAAAAAATTAAAAATTAAAGTTATAAAGATATTGTATCACTACAACAGCTATTGCGAAATATATTATTTCTCGTATATTATATGAATCCATCTATAAAATGATCTTTTAGTTTTTTTGTTTTGTGAACAAAATAATCTAAGTAAACTTGTTCAGCATCCTTAACCTTTAACATACCGCTTTGATATGTTTCTGGACTTACATCAAACCTCCCAACAACTCCTGTGGTTTTACAAAAAACTAAAAACACCATTTCCTTTTGAAACATTGTTGAGTATATGTAGGCTTGTGAATCATAATTATACATGAAGCTTGACTTCTTAAATGATTTTATGTTGGACGTTGTTTTAATGTCGTATACTGCATTATCTGTTACAATGTCTGCCTTACACTTCCATAATAAATTATTGTCAGTCAACATTGATATATTTGGCTCTTCAAACAGAGTGTTTTTATCTTCTAAAATTGGCTTTATAATCTTATGATTTTTTCCAATATCTACAAGGTTTAATATATCATCGTATTCTTTCTTTAACAAAAGAACTTCTTGATCTTGATTCACTAAAGACTCTTTGTATATTTTTGTACTTCTTGTGGACGCATCAACAAAATTATCATGTTTAGTTTCATTAAACATCATAAGTTCATGAAAAGCTTTGCCGTATAAAAAGGCTACACTTTCTTTTGTTTGCTTCAGATAAGAAGAAGGATCGCTTAGTAAATCATATATGTTAGAGTTTGATAAGTATTGTTTACCAAACTCCCCATAATAGTCTTCATCGTTTTTTAGCTTTTGAAGAACTTTGTTTTTAGGTATGCCGTTTATTTTTTCCATACCTTTTCTTTTTTAAAGTCTTCACTTTCGTCTTCCCCAAATACACCTAATTCGTAGAATCCTGTTAGTTTTAGAACTGCTCTTGACATGGCTCTTTTTTCAGCCATTTCC